GATCGCGACCGGTTCGGCCACGGCAACTTCACGGTCACCGAACTGCAGGTGCAGCGTGGCACCGGAGACCGAGCCCTTCTTCTGGTCCTTGACGAAGCCAGCCAGCGCGTCCTTGCCGACGCCGAGCTTGCCCGCGTTCTTCTCGCTGAGCAGGATGTAACCATCGAGGCGCTGCCCGTTCGGCAGTTCGATGGTGACGATGCCGAAGTTCTCGGCCTGCTTGCCCGCCTTGCGACCCGTGCCCTGCGCCGGGTTGGTACCGAAATCGTTCATGTGAAACTCCTAGTAGGTGGGAAGGAGACGGGATGCCGCCTTCCATAGCACCCTCGACGCCAATGAAGGGGGCCATGGCAATGACACGGGAAACGCAACATGGGGGGGGGGGTGTTTTGGTGTTTGGTGTCAAGGTGTAGGAGACCGACTCCTGTCTCTGCTAAAAAAATTCTGAGGGGGATGCGTCCCTGGTGATATCCGCCAATCGCGTGATATCCGACGCCCCACACGCCGCGTAGCGGCCGACACGCCCCACCGACGCCCTTGCCCTTGTCTCGTTACTGGTTCAGGCCGGAGGCGAGCCACGGAGGACCGAGGCGTAGCGCAGCGAAGCCGAAGGTCCGGAGGGGGTGAGCCGACGGAAATGGGATGGATATTCGTTTACTAAGTCATCTTCTGGGTGTACTCTGGCTGCACGCGGAGTCATCTCCTGAGTTGACCCGAGTAAACTCCTGAGATGACTTTCAGGAAAAAATTATGAGCAGAATCAAGGGGGTTACGGATTCTGCCTACTTACTTACTAGGACTCTCTGTATGAAGCATGTGGTGGAACGATTGCACCGGGAAGAGACACGCACCGGGCGGGAACATGTGGCGGTGATGGGAAAAGAGGGCCGGACCTCGGTGGTCGAGAAGAAGGTCAACCTGACGGCCCCGTATGCCTACATCTTTGGCGAGAACGTGGACCGGGTGTTGCAGGACCATAAGCTCGGGGCGACCACGTTCCGGGTGCTGTTCCGGATCCTCGCGCTGGTGAGCCGGGGCGACGTGGTGGCGATCAGCCAGACCGGTGTGGCCGGGGACCTGGGGATGAGCAAGCAGCAGGTGCATAAGGCGTGGCGGGAATTACGCGAAGCGTCAATCCTGTTGTTGGACGAGTCCGGCCACGAGTACCTCAACGTCAACCTGTTCTACCGGGGCAGTCCGAAGGACTTGGTAGCAGGGGCCGGCGGCCGGCGACTGGAACAAAGCAGCCAGCTGGAAGGGGTCAAACCCGTCGTCAAAACATAGTGGAAATTCTGAAACAGGGTGGGTAGGGTGGCGTCCATGCAGCCACTCGCCGAATTGCTCGCCAAGTTCACCCCACAGCACGACGTGGTGGAGACCAAGCGCCTGCGGGCGCAGTACGCCGGCAATCCCCAGATGCAACAGCAGCTGGCGGTCGAAGACCGCTACCACCAAGGCAAGGACATGGCGCAGAACTCGCCGGTCGCTGCCCTCACGGCCCTGCTTGGATCGGTGCCGTATGACGCTGCGAAGCTCGCGTATTTCAACGGCCCCCGCCCGGTGAAGCAGATGCTCGGTTCCCTGACCGAACGTCTCTTCCCGGGGGAGGGGTTCAACGACAAGACCACTTCCCGCCCGGACATCAACCAGTACCGGGGCCTGATCAGCGGGATGTTGGACGGATGGAACAAGTAAGCCTCGACGAGCTCTACGAACGGGCTCGCGGCGATGCCCTGCTGGACCTCCTGATGGAGGACCGGATCAGCCCGATCCAGGGATTCCTGGTGAAGCGGGTGTTGAAGAACGACGCCACCGGCTGCTGGGAATGGCAGGGCGTCATGCACCACAGCGGCTACGGGTGCTTCAAGGAGATGGGCAAGTTCGCCTACTCCCACATCGCCTCGTACCGGGCGTTCAAGGGTGAGACCGGGGGCAAGTTCGTCTGCCACAAGTGCGACAACCCGAAATGCTGCAACCCGGACCACCTGTTCCTCGGCACGCACCAAGAGAACATGGACGACATGAAGGCCAAAGGCCGGGGCCGGAATCAGGCGTCCCGGAACGGTTGAGATTCTGGGACAGGGCGGGTAGCGTCTCGCCATCCTCTCAAAACCCTGAAACACCATGACCGAGATCACCCTCGATCTGCTTCGGCAGGCGCTGCCCCGCACCCAACGCAACATGGTCACGCCCGAACTGGTGCAGCGATTCAACGACGCTGCGTCCGGTGAGATGGCGGACACCTTGCGGGACAACTTCCTCGGTTACCTGGATGTACTGCAGGAAGGCAAGTTCAAGATCGAGGATTACATCAGTGCAGTGAAATACTGCAGCTTCAAGCTGATGAACAAGTCCAACCGGACGGCCTACGCCTTGACGTTCCCCGACCGGTTCAACCGGTTGATGGCCGACCCGACGTTGAACGCCGAGATCGACAGCTACGTCACGGCCTACAACAAGGGCAAGCTGGTGAACCTGATCATGGCCCAGTCCATGGTCCCGACCAATGTCCTCAACCAGGACATGTTCCAGAAAGCCCTGAACGTGCAGATGGAGCTCGCGCTTACGGCGCAGAGCGAGATGGTGCGCAGCCAGGCTGCGAATTCGATCCTCACCATCCTGAAAACGCCGGAAACGGCCAAGGTGAAGATCGATGTGAACGTCAAGAACGACAACAGCATCGAAGCCCTGCAGGAAATGATGGTCCGGGTCGCGTCCGAACAGCAGGCGCTGATCGCTGCGGGCGTCCCGCTGAAGGCCATTGCCTCTGCTTCGCTCGCGATTGAGGGCGAATGCGAGCGGGTGGAGTAATGGATAAGCAGCTCAAGGAGCTGGATGACTACCTGAATGAGGTCAGTTACCTCCCTCGAAACGGCTACACACCCAGCAAGTTCGCACTGAAATTCGTCAATTTCATCAAGATGGTGGGTGTTTCGGAGTCCGACGAGTCTCCAGAAGTCCACTTCGTGATGCTGGATGGCTTGGCCGGCACAAAGGAGAACATTGCCAACCTTTGTCACCGTGGTCTGGGCAAGACGGTCCTCTTCGGCGAATACTTGAACCTGTTCCTCGGGGTGTTCGGGGAAATCGACGGGTTCGGCAACGTGAACGGCATGCTCTACGTGTCGGACGCCATGGACAACGGCGTCAAGAACTTCCGTTCCAACGTCGAGACCAAGTACAACCAGAGCCCGTTCCTGCAGTTCTGGATTCCCGAGGCCAACTTCACCGAGAACTTCATCGAGTACAAGCGCCGGGACGGTAGTCCGTTCGGTACGCGCATGTACGGTGCTCAGTCGGGTATTCGAGGCACCAAGATCTACGGTCATCGCCCACAGTTGGTCGTCATGGACGACTTGATCAAGAGCGACGAAGACGCGGCCAGCCCGGCGATCATGGGCAAGATCAAGAACAGCATCTACAAGGGCATCATCCCGGCGCTGGATCCGAAGAAGCGCAAGATCATCCTCAACGGCACCCCGTTCAACAAGTCGGACATCATGTGCGAGGCGGTCGAATCCGGCTCCTGGCACGTCAACGTCTGGCCGGTGTGCGAGCAGTGGCCCTGCGAAGAGAAGGATTTCCGCTCCTCGTGGCCGGATCGGTTCACCTACGAAGCCGTCAAGAAGACCGCCGACCTGACGAAAGAAGCCTTCGCGCAGGAAATGATGCTGCGCCTGACCAGCGACGAAGAACGCCTGGTCATGGATCACGAGATCAAGACCTACAACTACCGGGAATGGATGAAAACCAACCCGGCGTACACGGTCTACACCACCACCGACTTCGCCACCAACGAGCAACGCAAGAACGACTTCAACGTGGTGTCGCATTGGGCGGTGGATTTCGAGGGCAATTTCAGGTTCATCGGTGGCGTTTGCAAGCGCCAGCTGATGGACAAGACCGTGGACCAGATCTTCGAGGGTAAGGAGCAATACAAGGACGCCCTGATGGGGGTCGGCTGCGAAGTCGCCGGCCAACAAGGTGGCTTCATCTCTTGGATCATCAAGGAGATGGTCGCCCGGAGCCTGTTCTTCAACCTGTTGAGCCACGGCAACGGCACCAAGCCGGGCATCCGGTTGATCTCCTCCAAGCTGCAGCGCATGAATGAGGTCGTGCCCTTGTTCAAGGCAGGCAAGATCATGATCCCGGACGACATGACCGACCATCCCTGGATCATCGAATTCTGGAACGAGATCCGGCTGGCGACCAAGAAGGGTCTCAAATCCAAGCACGACGACGTGCTCGACACCGTCTCAATGCTTTACCTCATCACCCCGATCCTGCCGGCGACACCGTTCAACATCCCGGCGGATTCTGAGATGGATAACTGGGGGGAAGACCAGTACGCTTTGGCCAATTACCTGGCGTGAGGCACCCATGGATTTCGAGACCTTTCTGAAAGACCTGTGCCTCGTCGAGCTCAGCGACCTGGTTTACACCGAGCCGGATTCGGTCGTTCCGACCGAGTATCCGTCGGCGGCATTGCGGGTGAAGTTGCTGCCGGTGATCAACACGGCGCTGCGCCAGTTGTACATCGATCACCAGGTGTCCCAGAAGGAACTGGTGCTGCAAACGTCGGCGGACATGACCCGTTATTTCCTGACGGTCGAACACGCACTGACCAATGCGGCACTGTCCGAGAAGTACATCATCGATAGCGTGGACAACCCGTACACGGGTGATCTGGGACGCATCGACGAAGTGCTCGACGAAGACGGTCGCCGTCTCTATTCGTCGCACGAAAACTACACCGGCGGTTTCGTCCGCATGCCGCAGTGGAACTGCCTGGTGTTCAGCATTCCGACGGATGGGAAGGAATTCCTCGTGCGTTACCGGGCTGCTGCTCCGGTGATGACCGAAGATCAAACCGACGCCGATGTCGATCTGCCGTTGCCCCCGGGCTACGTCGATCTGTTGCGCCTGCAGGTGGCACAACGTGTGTACGGCGCCCAGAAGACGCAGGAAAGCATCCTGAAGGCGACGCAGTACCGTAACGAGGCAGCGGACCTCGCGTCCCGCCTGCTGGGTCAGGACACGGCACAGGAAGGCAACTTCGACTTCGATAACCGGATGTCGCAGAAAGGCTTTGTCTGATGGGTGTCTACTCGTCCACTGCGGCGAACGCCTACGCTGACAAGATCAAGGCGGTCTACGAATACCTCGACGAGATTCGCAAGGTAGCGGACCGGCTCACGCCGGTCGAAGACCTGACCATTTTCCAGGCGCAAATCCAGGCGCTGTACGACCAACTCGACCTGTTGGTCGAAGCCAGCAACCTCATCGTGACCGCGACCCCGACCGGTGAGGCAATCCTCACTGGCTCGGTGCCGTCGATCCAGGCGTTGCTGGAAATCGGCGTGTTGCCGCCCGATCTCGTCCATCAAGGTGACCTCGATGCTGCACTGGCAGCGTTGAAGGCCTTGATCGATGCGGACATCGCGAACGCAACCGGCACCATCCACGAGATCAACGACTCGATCACGCAGCTGGATCAGTATCGCCAGTCGCAGCAGTCGGAAATCAGCGGTCTCCAGACCAGTTACAACAACATTGTCGCCGGTCTCGAAACCAACCAGACCAACACCGAATCCGCATTACAGCGCCTGACGGTGCAAGAGCAGTGGGCGACGTTGGTCGATGAGCGATTCGACTCGATCAGCCAAAGCCTCGACAGCACGGTGCTCGGGCTGCAGGGTGCCAACGACATCATCGCCGGCCATACGGCGACCATCGAGACGTACGGCAACCAAATCTCGCTCAACGCGAGCTCCATCGATGCGTTGGCGAGCAATCTCGTCGATGTCGAAAACGACATCGCGGCGAACACCACGGCGATCAATTCGCTGGATACGCAGATCACTCAGGTCGGCGATGACCTGACGGCGCAGTCGCAGCAGTTGACGGAGTTGAAGTCGGTCGTCGGCGGCAGCGGCAACTTGCTGGCCAATGCCGACTTCGCTGTGGGTGCGAACGGCTGGAACATCGTCGTTGCCGAAGACGATTGGGCGAGCTCGGTGTTGGAAGTCAACGCCTTCAACATGCCGCCCGAAGTCAATGCCTTGTCGATCCTCGGAACGCCGACGCCTGACGGCGAAATTGTCGTGGAATCGCCGGCCGTGCTGATCGATGGCGAAGGCCACTACATCGTCAGCGGTTACCCGTGCGTGGACAACGGCACGGTGACGCTGTCGTACAAGGAATACGACCTCTTCGGTGACGTGATCGGTCAGGGCGAGTGCCCGGTGACCTTCAACGTCACCACCAACGCCAACTTCAAGAACTACACCCGGACCTGGGTCAAGTTCCTGGCGTCGGCAGATACGGTGAAGATCCGTCTCTACCTGACGGGATGGAGCAACGGCGACTTCATTTCGCAGGTTGCCCTGTTCCGGCCGATGGTGGAAAAGGCGGGCGTCGATCAGACCAAGCCCAGTGCATGGACGCCGAACACCTCGGGTGCGACCGAAGCCCTCGCCGAAGCGGTGCAAACGCTCACGACCGAAACGTCGCTGATCAACGGTCAGCTGTCGTCAATGAGTGCTGCCCAGACCAGCCTGTTGTCCCGCGTGGGCACGGTGGAAGGCGCGTTGATCAACGAGATGATCACCCGCTCCAACCAGCACGGCGCGACGGTTGCCTCGCTCAACACGCTGTCGGCCAGCCTAGACGACGCTGAAACCCAGCTGGCTGCCAACGCAGTGGCCATCTCGGGTTTGCAGTCGGATGTCTCGACGCTCGAAGGCACGGTGTCCTCGCACAGCAGCAGCCTCACCTCGCTGCAGGCGCAGGTCGATGCCATCGACGAAGGCACTGGCGGTTCCGGTGCTGCCATCTCGGCGCTCGATGTGCGTGTTACTGCGACCGAGAACAGCATCGACTCGATGAGCTCGGCGATCACGGCACTCGAATCGTCGGTCACCAGCGCGAACAAGATCTACGCCCAGAACTCCCCGCCTCCGACGGTGGGTGGCACGACCGGCGACCTGTGGATCGACACCGACGATAACAACAAGATCTACACCCTGACGGGCGGTGCCTGGGTTCCGCGTCCGGACACCAGCAAGAACACGGTGTTCCGCCAAGACACGCAGCCCACGGCCAATGCTCCCGGCGATCTTTGGATCCAGACGCCCAGCAACAAGGTGTGGTACTGGAACGGCACGACGTGGCTCGATTCCACGGACTCGCGTACGACCGCCAACGCAACGGCGATCACCGAACTGACCACCCGGGTTACGGCGGCCGAAGGTGTCAACACCTCGCAGGGCAGTGCGATCACGGCGCTGCAGAACACGGTCAACAGCCCGACAACGGGTGTGACCGCGACGGCCACTGCCCTGAGTTCGCTCACGACGCGAGTGACCAACGTCGAGAACACCAACACGTCACAGGCCAGCGCGATCACTAACGTCACGTCGCGAATCACGACGGCCGAATCCAACATCACCAACCAGGCATCGGCCACGACTGCCTTGACCACTCGTGTCACCACGGTGGAAGGCAAGGCCGCCACGATGGAAGCCAAGTACACGTTGACGCTCAACGTCAACGGTTACATCAGTGGTTTTACCTCGATCAACACCGGGGCCAGCGCCGACTTCAACGTCTCAGCTGACAAGTTCAAGATCACCGCACCTGCCGGTGGTGCTCGTACCGAATTCTCCGCTGGCAACTGGCGTGTCTACGACTCGTCCGGAACGCTGCGTGTTCGCATGGGTGTCTGGTAATGCCGCACGGTCTGCAATGCTGGAATGCAGCGGGGTTGAAGACCCTCGACACCACGGATCGCGTGGGTCAGATGCTTGGTCGTCGCGACCTGGCCGCTGGCTACGCGGCTGGCACCATCTCGGACCCGAACTTCGCGTTCGGTGATCCCTGGTGGATCCTTTTACCGAGTGCCAACCCCACCAGCAACACTCCGTGGTATGTCAAATACCCGACGGTCACGATTGGCACCAACTCGCTGATCTACACGACTGGTGATCCCTGCGCCATTCTCTACGGGATCTACTGATGACCGCCGGCCTTCAGGTATTCAACACTTTCGGAACGCTGCAGCTGAGCGACATGTTCGCCAGCTTCCACTGCACCGACAAGGGCACGGCGACGGCGTCGTCCAAGTACGACAACGTCTTTGGTAACCAATTCGGGTACACCATCCAGGTTTCGGTCCCGAATCGGACCGGCTTTGCCCCGATCTTGGCGATCAGCAGCCCAAGCATTCCCGTCTACGTGATGGGTGTGCAGCCGCTCGATACGGCCACCAACACCTGGAAGTTCTGGATCTGCAGCGGGTTCTACGAGACCACGCCGCCGACGTTCGAGTGGTTCGCCTTCAACCCGCTCACCGGACCGGTCGGTAACTACGGTCTGCAGGTGTGGAATGCGGCCGGCGAATTGACTTACGACTCGTCGGCCAAGCTGTTCAAGATCGCGCGGCATGTGTACGGAGCGTACGGCGATGCCGGCAACGGGCCGACGAACGACTTCCCGGTTGGTCCCAAATACGCCGTGGTTGATCTGAAACACAGCAGCTTCTACAGCCCACCGATCCAGACTGGCGGCATTGGTGATCAATGGACCACTTTCTCTTATGCTTCGGTCTTAAAGACAACTTCGACCGGGTTCGTGCTCGACACGCCGATAGTCATCCAGACACGCCAAACCGCGTATCCCGGACCTGGCGGCGGGTATTCGTACCCGTACCGCTATCTGGTTCTTGATGTCACGGATTACTAAGGAATCCCATGTCCACCACCACTGAACTCAATGACTGGCTCAATGGTGTCCCGACTGGTGGACCCAATGGAGACGGCCGCTACCCGCTGACGTACGCGGATAGTGAGACGTACCTGGTGTACTGCCCCGCAGCCCAGGCGCTGAACCCTGCGCTGACCGAACTGCCCATCGAGGTGTTCAGCAACACGGCTAGCAGTGCTGCAGCCACGGCCACTGCGGAAGCCGACGAAGCCGAAGCTGCGTCCATCTCTGCCCAGACCGCTGCAGCGAATGCTGCATCGAGTGCGACGGCAGCCAACACCGCGAAGGTGGCGGCACAGACGGCAGCCACCAACGCTGCAACTTCGGCGACTGCGGCAGCTGCTTCGGAACTGGCCGCCAGCGGCTACGTCTCCACGGTGTCGGCATCGGCCACTGCCGCCGCTGATTCGGCCACCGCTGCGGCGCTCAGTGCGACCAACGCGAACACCGCCAAGACGGCGGCAGAGACGGCACGAGACCTCGCCAACAGCTACGCCAACGCAGCAGCTGGTGTGCAGGTTGAACCTGGCTTGTATTCCGCCATGCATTGGTCCCTGCAGGCACAGGCTGCGTTGACCGGTGCGTTGTTCTACAAGGGCGTCTGGAATGCCACGACGGCCTACCCGGCTGCACCCGTAACCGGCCATTTCTACAAGGTCTCGGTCGCAGGCAATGCGACGGGGACGCAGTACGACGTTGGCGATCAGATCATCTACAACGGTTCGGGCTGGGACAAGGTCGATAACACCGAACTGGTTACGTCAGTCGCCGGCCGCGTCGGTGCGATCACGCTCGCGACTGCGGATGTGACGGGCCTCGATACTGCGCTCTCGTTGCTGGCTCCGAAGGCGAACCCTGCTCTCACCGGCACGGTCACTATCGGCTCCCAGTCGGGCGGTGGCATCGGCGACCTCCGCATCGAAGGCACGACCGCGCGTATCGGCTTCACTGCAACGGGCACCCGTCGTTGGACCGAAGGCACCAATAGCTCAAGCTGGACGCTGCGCGACGAGACTGCTGCGGCTGACCGCATGATCGTCTCCAGCACTGGCGACGTGACCTTGCCCGCCACGACCGGTGCGAGCAATCGGTTCCTCGAAATCGGAGCGAGCCGCACCGCAACTGGCCTGGCCTTCCTCGATCTGATCGGCGATACGACGTACACCGATTATGGCCTGCGGTTGATCCGCTACAACGACAACAACCAGAACAGTCAGTCGTATCTGACGCATCGCGGCACGGGTACGCTGAACATCCGCACGGAAGATGCTGCGGCCATCGGCTTCACCACCAATGGCACACAGCGCGGCTACATCGATTCCGCCGGCCTCGCGGTGTTCAGCTATGGCCTCACCATCAACGGTGGCAACGCGAGCTTCACGAACGCCACGACGCACATCGGGGGCATCAATACGACGGGTGGTATCGACTTCGGTGCAACCGGCGTCGTAACTGGCGCGGACCTGTCGAACCACATCAAGCTGCACTCGGCAGGTTATGGCTTCAATATTCAATCTGGCACGCTCGGCTACCACGTTGCGACTGGCGGTAAACACTCGCAGTTCGTCAACGCCGTGGAAATCGCGAAGACCGACGTGAATGGCCACTACCAGAAGTATGCCAACGCAACGACGATGCTCCGTACCCCACGCATCTTCGTACAGTCCGGTGATCCCGGCGCTGCTGCTGCTGATGGCGACCTTTGGTTCTGGTGACCTATGGCCCTTAACCGTCGCGCCTCTGGTGCAAACACTGTGATCACTGCGCCGAAGCGTCGTGCTTCAGGCGCATTCGTTGCCATCCAGAACGGTTACAGGCGTGTCTCTGGCGCATGGGTCGCGATCTACACTGCCATCTCCGCTTCGATCATCGACCGCAGCATCCTTTCATCGGGCGTATCGGGAACACGAGTCGCCGGTTACAAACTAACGGCCGCTGGTCAGGTTCAAACGCGGAACGGACTTGCGGCTGCGGCATATGCGAATGTCGGCGAAACCTGGCTGCTCGCTGGCTCGGGTTTCGAGGTCCGTGCGACGTTGTCGTCCGGCACTGCGCCGACGACGGGAACGCTCAACACTTGGCAAGCGTTGTCGTCTGATCGCTTCTGGGAACAGTCGCGAGCAGGTACGCCGAATCTGCAATGCGTGTTGCTTATCGAAATTCGCGATGCCGCGTCTGGCACCGTCCTTGACTCCGCAAATATCACCCTTGAGGCTGGCTACGCATGAACACTCGCTTTGAACCCATCGCCATCGGTCAGGCACAGTTCGAGATCGCTGCGCCGGAGATCTTCATCGCCTGGAATCCCGAGGTGCAGGACGGGACGATCACGTTCAACCACGCGAAATACCTGATGATCGACGGCACGATTCGCTACGACGTTCCGTGCATTCGCAATGGGTCGATCACTGCGCCCATCGCTGCAAACTTCGGACGCTGCTTCGCGCCGGCAGGCCTCCTCGACCCCGTGACGCAAGCTCCCCTCAACCAGATCTCAATGGCCGGCATCATGCTCATCGCCAAGGCGATGTTCGATGTCCTGCATAACGAAGAACACGCACCGGTCCCGTCCGAATGAAGAAGTATTTCTGGAACCTGCTGATCTCCATCGACCAGTTCGGCAATGCCCTGATCGGCGGGAACCCGGACGAGACCATCAGCTCGCACAGCGGCCGACGCCTGACGACCTGTGTCCTCTGCCGCTGGCTCTGCTGGTGCCTCAACTGGTTCGAGAAGGACCACTGCCAGAAGAGCCTCGGCTCGTGATCTAATGGGCCGTCCCAGTTCACCCACCCAACCGAGACCGACCATGGATCAGCCCGTTGCGCCCAGCGTTTCCTTTGCCGATGTCCAAGCCGCCATCGTCGGCGAAACCTACACTGTCCTGCCGAACGGCAAGACCACGATCTGCCAGCTGACACTGGACAACGGCTTCACCGTCGAGGGTTCCTCGGCCTGCGTGTCGTTGGAGAACTTCGACCCGATCAAGGGCCAGCACTACGCCCGCAAGAAGGCCGAGGACAAGGTGTGGGAGCACCTGGGCTTCCGTCTCGCGGACAAGCTGCACAACGCCGCACAGGCGGCCCTGCAGGGGGTCCAGACCGCCTACACGGTGGACACCGATCCGGCTTACCCGAGGGAAATCGGCCCGAGCAAGCCGGTCGAAATGGGTGATCAGGTGTTCTACTACGAACGTCTGGCTCTCCCGACCGGTGACAGCAAGCTCTCGGACCCGATGCTGGCGACCGTGGCTGCCATCCTCCCGGGTAATCACCTGGCCCTGTCGGTGCTGGCTCCGAACGGTACGAGCCATGCCCGCACCAATGTCCCGCTGGTGCAGCCGTGGATGGCGACGCCGGAAGTCCCCGGGTTCGCCCGTCCGAAGTAACCGATCGATCAAACGATAGGCAACAAAAAACCCCCGGTTTCCCGGGGGTTTTCTTTTACCAACCAGTCTTGTCTTTCATCGTTTCACCGTGTCGTGATGCAATCGTTGGTGCTCTCGGATTTGGCCATCCAGGTAGGCGGCGTAGTCACGCCAGCCTGCGGAGATGGCACGCTCGGTGACGATGTCGGCACGGAGATCGAAAACAAGTTGTCGAGTTTCTCCAGAGAACACGGGTGCGTTGTCAGCAGCCATGCCGGCGGCGGCAGTGGATCCGACGGCGGTGGGACTTGGGCAACTGAACCCACGGAGCTGCATGCCGCGAGCAACGCCAAGGTCAGAAGCAAGACGAGAATTTTCAGTGAGCTTTTCATTGAGGTCCTGGGAAGCGGTGATCTGGAGGGCTTGGTAGTCGGCGTTGAGCTTGCGGTTCGCAATATCGCGGACCTCGATCTTCGCCTCGAACTGCTTGTGTGCATCGATCTGTGCGGTCGCACCTTCGAGCTTGGTGGCATTGATGTCCCGATCCGCTTGGACATCACGCAGGTAGAACCCTGCACCAAAGCACAGGAGGATGAGAACCAGGTACTTCGTGATCGTGATCTGGGTCGGAGTCATTGGCACTGGTTCCAAGGCAGGTGACACGGTTTGATGACCAGCGCCCCGACAAACATTGCTGCATGCAGGATGAAGACCACTGGGTTGGTGGGCTGCTCCGGGTAGTAGATCCCCCAGATCACCTGCTTGGCGGCATACACCGCCGAGAGGAACAGCACGAAGCGATAGAACGGCCTCGATGCACTGCGATGGTTGTCGGTGAAGAACACGAGCTTCACCGTCAACGCGAGGCACATCAGAACAGACAGGATGGTCCAGATCATTCGGCGTCTCCCTTGGGGGCCGGGGTCACGCCGAGCTTCTTCGCTGCGATGCGTCCGGCGTTGTCACGCACCCAGATCAGCAGGTTCACCGAGATCGAGGCCGATGCCATGGCACCCATGCCGATGGGCATGGCGAGCTTGATGCCGACCAGGCCGAATGCACCGTTGACGATGCCTGCGAAGGTCGATGCACCGAGCAAACCGGCGATCAGGGCCGAGGAGAACAGCAGCATCCACTCCCACGGCTTCTTGTTGGAGACGCCCAGCAGGAAGACGATGGAGCCGGAGAATGCACCGAGGACAGCTTCCGGGGGCATGTGGCTGAGAAAGGCCAGCCAGGTCATACCGGAGGCTGCCGGCAACGACTCTCGTGCAACGGTGGAAATCGACATAAAGGGGTCCTTGCGAGATTAAGCGGTGATGAGGTCTTGGACCCTGGTTCGGTAAGCCGTCCGTGTCTTGATTGCGGTGTCGGAGGCACCGGTCACCTTCTTGGTGATCGCTCGCATGTCGTTGCCACAAGCATTGAGGTTCTTGAGCTTTGCCCAGAACCAACCTGCGGTCATGCAGGTCAGCATCGGGTTGGTCAGAACGATGAAGGGATTTTCAGAGATGTCGGGACGGCCGAGATAGGCACCGAACTTTTCCCAGTTCTCGCGTCCAGTCAGCTGGATCGCGCCTTGGCCTCGGTAATGCCAGCCATCGCCGGGGAGGAAGTTGCCGAGGTTTTCCCGGCCCCACGTTCCACCGTAGATGCAGTTGGCAATCGCCTCTTGGAAGGCCGGTTTACCGGGGCTACGGCCATACTTGATGGCCTCTGCATACGAGATGCGCTGTCGGCTGAAACGCTTCAACAGAGCATCGGGGGTGTAGTTCAGATTCTCGGAAAGATCCCGGAGGTAGTTCGATTCGTAGTACACCGTGGCCAGGAATTCCACGGGATTGGTGATGTCGAACACCTGGATTGTGTGCTTCAGGGATTCCTGGTACTTCGTTGGTGCCAAGCTGACGGCACGATAGTCAAGAAGAGACATAGCAGAACACCCCTGTTAGTTCGGGGAATCCTACGGAATTTTTCTCAAAATTGCTTGGGTATTGAGACACCCGTCGGTGGGTGGGGTGATACCGAGGTCACGGGTCTGGGCCAACCAAGCTGACTGGTTCAGTCCCGAAACGATCCCACCCATGGCGGCATAGGCCGAACGGGAAAAGGAACGCGGGGTGAAGTCGGTCACCAGATGGGGTGAAGCTGCCTTGACCCCCGGGAATTCCAGCGCCAACCGCAGCTGGTTCAGGGTGTCCCCGTTAATCGCCTCGAAGATCCCATCGAACCAGGCCACGTAGCTGGTGTTACAGGCACGTATCCGGTCGAAGTCCGGTTCCAGCAGCAGCTGGACGGAGACATTGGGGGCAGCCAGGCTGGCGATGAAGTCGGTGGCGCAGTTGTAGCAGAACGCTGTAATGGTCTCGGCCCGAGAATCCCGCATGGAATAGACCGGTCGCTGGTTGATCTCCTCGACCAGAATGGTCGGGACGGCCTCCATCACCGCTGCTGGGTCGAAGGAATACTGGTACCGGGAATAGGCACCGGACCGTTCGGGGCGGGGCCACGATTCCACAATGGTGTGATCGCCGGCCACCGGGCTGATCTGGGCTCCCTGAGCTTGTGCCCGGACCATGACCGTATGCCACGGGTCCACTGCTGCCGTGGGGAACAGGGGCACCAGGGACCGGTGCAGGATCGGGAATCCCAGATAGTTGAACTGGGTGAGCAACAGGGGGTCGTGTCCCAGAACCGGCCAAGAATGTCGGACGGCCCGGCGGGTGGCGACATGGGTGGCCAGGTAGTGGACCCCGCCATCCAACACCCCGGATACGTCCACAATGTCGTTTTCCCCGACAACCATCACGTAGTCCGTCGGACTGGCCGCCATGTCGGCCTTGATCTGGGCCAGGGACCGGGGATTGTCGAAGTCTTCCCTAATCAGAGTCAGATTGAGAGGAGTAGTGGTCATATCCTGACTTTGTTGGGCTATATTGCGTCCCAGTTTAATCCCAGGTTGCGCACAATGACCACGCCGGTTGCTCCCCAGGCTGAAGTTACCTACGTTTCCAAGCCGTCCGACGTGTTTGCAGAGAAGCTGCAGCCGGAATGGCAAAAGGCACCGTCCATCTACGACCTCAAGGCGGACCTCAATGCCGCCAAGCCGTCGCACGATGCGATGGTCCTCGATTTGGAACGGTGGCGAGACCACCGGGATTGCGTCGGCGAAGCCGCGCCCAAGAAGGTAAAGGGACGTTCGAGCGTCACGCCGAAGCTGATTCGCAAGCACAACGAGTGGCGTTACCCGGCCCTCAGTGAACCGTTCCTGGGTCAGGAATCGTTGTTCACCGGCAAGCCCCGGACGTGGGAAGACGGCAAGGCTGCCCAGCAGGGCCAGCTGCTCCTGAACTACCAGTTCGAGACAGTGATCGACAAGCAGGAGTTCATCGACGACCTGGTGCGAGCCGGTGTCGATGACGGCACCATGGGTGTCGAGCTCGGTTGGTGCCAGATCGTCAAGACCCGCAAGGAAACGGTGCCGGTCTACGCCTACTACGAGGTGCCGGCGAACGAGACGGAAGTCATCGAACAGCTGCAGGCCGTACTCCAGCTGAAGTCGGAAAACCCGAACGAGTACAAGAACCTGGATCCGGCGATCCGGGCGTCTGCCGAAGAGTCGGAACGCCAGGGCGTGTTCCTCACGGCACTCGATACCGGTGTGACCGAAGAGGTCGAAGTCCAGTATTACGAGGCCAACCACCCGACGGCAGAGGTCTTCGATCTTCGTAATTTCTATGTCGATCCGTCGTGCAACGGCAAACTCGACAAGGCGATGTTCACCATCCGTAGTTTCGAGACGAACTACGGCGAAATGAAGGCGAAGGGGATCTATAAGAACCTCGAATTGATTCCGTGGGAATCGCTGTCGATCCTTGCCGAGACCGAGCACAAGTCCAATACGCCGCAGACGTTCAAGATGGACGGCAAGGCGCGTAACAAGGTCGTGGCGTACAAGTACCACGGCTTCCGGGACATCTACGGTACCGGCGAACTGGTCTCCATCGTCGCCACCTGGGTCGGCGACATTCTGGTGCAGCTGGAAGAGACGCCGTTCCCGGACAAGAAGGTGCCGTACGTCATTGGTTCGCTGATGCCGAAGCGTCACAGCCTGTTCGGTGAACCGGATGCGGAACTGCTGATCGAGAACCAGCAGACCGTGGGTGCGCTGACCCGTGGCATCGTCGATCTGATGGGTCGTAGTGCCAACGCACAGCAGGGTTTGCCGAAGGGCTTCCTCGACATCCCGAACCAGCGCCGTTACGAGAACGGGCTGGACTACATGTACAACCCGATGCTGGGTCGTCCGGACCAGATGGTGATCCAACACACCTTCCCGGCAATCCCGAATTCGGCGCTCGACATGATTGCGCTGAACACCCAGGAAGCGGGTTCGCTGACGGGTGTGCAGACCTTCAACGAAGGTCCCAACGGCGATGCCTATGGCTCGGTTGCTGCCGGCGTCAAGGGTGTGCTGGCTGCATCGAGCCAGCGCGAACCCAGCATCCTGCGTCGCTTCGCGA